CAGATATTGTCCACCCCGGCCCGCCACGGCGGTATCGGGTCGCCGTTCTCGTTGACCTCCACGTCGATGCCGGACACCCACCGCTGCTTCCATGCCGCAGTGGCTTCGAGCAACAGCCGCGTGAACAGCGTCTGGTTGATGCGCCGCTGGATCGGCATGGCCTGAAGAATCTCCGACTCGCTACGGCCGAGAGTGTCCAGTTTGTTCGGGAACCGAACGATGGGGCACACGCCCAGCCCATGCGCGGTGCGCTGCTCAACGACCCACTGGTTGCTCGCCCGGACCTTGGTGAACCAGATGATCGCCTCGTCGGTGTAGAGCCAGGCGTTGTCGTCTATCTGCTTGGCCGCGATCTTCACCTTCAACGGGTCCAACGGGTCGTTCTCGACGCGGAGCAACAACGGGGACTCCGGCATCAACAGGGGGACTCCGGGCAACTCGCTCGGGGTGATGCTCATGTAGCCGTCGCCGTAAGTCAGCACGTCGCTGTAGAGCATCGACTGCCGCGAGTCGAGTTTCGAATACTGCCACCACGACCAGAGCAACTCGTCGGACTGCTGGTTCGCCCCGCGCACGCCCTCGACGGCGAGCCGGTCGGTGACCGCCTTGATCACCAGCGAACAGATCGGGAGTTTCGCCTGGTCGATGAGGGCGTTGTATTCCACTGCGAGCGCCCCGCCGTTCTTGGACGGCAGGTACGAGCCGCTGAAGATGCCATGCGCTGCGTCGTCAAGATCGAGCATCAACCGACGCTCGGCCCCGCCCAGCCCCAGCACTTCTCGCAGGAGCCTCACTTCGTCTTGATCAGCCATGTCTCCCACTCTCTCAGAACCCGTAGCCCCGGCGCTTCTTCCTTGGCGGCTGCTGCTGGTGCCACTGCGCCCGACCGAATGCCATAACCGAAGCAACCGCCGCGTCGATCTTCTTCGTGAATGCGCTCTTGGTTATCTTCACACCCCTTGGGTCGTTCTTGACCGATGCGTTCAGAATGTGCCTGGTCAGGTTCGGGTCGCCGGGATGGGACAGTCCTCCCGTCATGACCGCCTCGTAGAACGCGCTCGTGGCCGGAACCAGCCGGGCCGGACTCTGTGGGAACTCCACCATCGGAAGCCCCTGGTCGAGCAGCACCGCCGCACTGCGCTGCATCCGGTACGGGTCGTAGGCGACCTCCACGACGCTGTGGGACCGACAGAACCGCTCCACCGACGCCTCGATGTCGAGCGGGTTCACCCGCCACTGCCGGTCCTCCACGTTGTCGGGGCGCTCCCACAGGTCGATCAGGTGCAGCGTCGGGGCCGGACTTACAGAGCAAGCGACGATGGCCGTGGAGTCGCCGGAGAACGAGGCATCCACACCGAGCACGTACTGGGCGTCAGGATCGGTCTTGACGCCAGGCACCGCCCGGTTGGACCAGGCGTCAATCGGTATCCACTGCGACGTGTGGTCCACCCACATGTTGAGGCGCTTCGTCCTGAACTCCAGTTCAGGGGTGCGCCGCACCGCCGCCTCGAAGTCCGCCGGGTCGATCAGGTCGCCGAAGCCGGGGTTGGCCTGCTTCCAGATCACAGGATCGGTGTGATCGGCGCTGATGGGGTCTTTCGGCTGCCACCAGGCCCCGAAGAACGTTGGGTCTTCGATCGAACCGTTCGCCACCTGAACGGCGTACTGGTACAGCCGATACGCCAGCGAGTCGTCGCCCCTGGTGTCGGTGCGCTTGCCTGCGGTGGTGATGGCGACCATCAGAGGCTCCACCCGTGCGCCACCGGCCAGCGCCAGCACGTCCCACAGGTCGCGGTCGGGCCAGACATGCACCTCGTCGGCAACGACCAATGACGGGTTCAAGCCCTCCAAGTGGGGAGCGTCCGCAGCCAGGGGGCGCATCACCGAGCCGGTCTTGGGTATCTCCACCGCGTCGCGGAACAAGTTGGCGATCTTCGAGATGTGCGGGTCCATCTCGATCATGCGCTTGGCCGCCCCGAACACGATCTTGGCCTGGTCCTTGGTCCCGGCAACCATGTAGACCTCGCCGCCGCCGGGGCCGGTGACCAGCGAGTAGAGCGCCACCCCGGACATGATGGAGGACTTCCCCTGCTTCCGGGGGAGGCCGATGATGCCCTGGCGGTGCTTGTACCTGCCGTTGACTTGCGCTGCAAGCAGGTTGCGGAGCAGCGCCCGCTGGAACGGACGGGCCACGATCAGTTCACCGGAGCGACCGCCGACGGAATCCTTGGTGATCCTGCCGAACGACTCGATGAACCGGATGCAATGTTGGCCCCGCCCGTGATCCCGCTCCAGTTTCGTGACCGGAGTGAGGATCGCAGGAGGCCACCCTGCGGTCACAGCCCGCTCAGTCGTCGGTGCCGGTGTCGGCGTGCGTGCCGCCAGCCAGGAACAGTTCCAACTTCGTCTCCGCCTCGACGGTGGCGAGTCCGAGTTGGATGCGACTGGCCGGGGTGAGTCCCAACTGGGCCATCGTCTTCAGGATCAGGGTGTCGAGTTGCACCACGTCCCGGCTCGATGCGTGCCCGGCGACCAGTCCGTCGCGTCGGTCGATCATGTCGCACAGGAGCCGCAACGACGCCAGGTCGCTGGGAGCCAGCCACTCGGCCTGACTGGTTGCGTCGTGCCAGACCGCGATGGCCTCCATGCCGTAGTGACCCGGTGCCGGAGTCCCGGCGACGGTCTGGGTGACCCGGTGGGTCGGGGTCGGTGGGCCTGGCCGCTGATACTGGTGCGCGGACTTGTCTGCGCCGCCGAGCCGAGCCGCGCTGGCGTCGGAGCGCTTCGGTGAACTCAATGCCATTGGAACCTCCTGGGTCCGGCCCGCCTGGGGTCGCTGCCCGGAGTCTATCCCTCAGAGCATCGGGTTCTTCGGCTTCACCTTCTTCGGGGTCCGGGCGATCCTCTGCTCGGCGACGCTCTTGTCCATGTGACAGTCCCAGCACAGCACCTGCTGGTTCTCGGGGCCGACGGCCCCACCGAGGGACAACTGGACCACGTGATCCAGTTCAAGGGTCTTGCCGCTGCGGTCGGTGTGCCCGCACTTGGCGCAGGCGTACCCGGCCCTGCGGAACGCCCGGCGTCGGTTGATCTGCTTGCCCGCCGCCATGCGCCTGCGCTCGGTTTCGCTTTTGTCGTACTCATAGGCGTGCTCGGCGCAGTAGGGGTAAGACGACACGACCCCGCACACGAGACAGGGGCGGAGGGTGCCCTTGCGTCCGCGTGTGCGGGGCCGTGGCTTGGGGGGCTTGTTGCCCACGTCAGTCGGGGAGCGGTCCCCGGATGCGATCCAGGTAGTCCTTGGCCTCCTCGAACAGCCGGGCCGAATCCTCCGGGTGCAGCGCGATGAGCGCCTTCGCCTGGAGCCGCTTGGCCTCGACGTACCGACTCAACTTCTCCTTCTTGCGGGCCTCACTGTCGGTCTTGCGGCCGGTGATGTTCTTCGTGGTGATCAGTTCCTCGAAGGTTGGCCGGGCCGGGGTGAACGGATTCTCTATCTGCGCGTAAGTCATGCGACTCATTGCTCCTTATTCGTTGTCGAGACGAGTGTAGCGGATGGAACTTGCTTTGCAAACATGGGGTCCGGGTACGGCAGCACAGGCCAGCACAGCGGCGGGTACTTACGGCGCTGCCGAGCGGACCCGAGTAGATAGACGTAGCGATGCTTGCCGAGCGACCGACGCTCGGTCCACCCCAGTTCGGCCGCCTTAGCCCGGCGCTGAGACCACGTTCCATACCTGCTAAGTGCCTGCATGGTCCTCACGTCGCCCTCCGGTGTCACAAGATACAGGTTCCCCTTGGTCCGCAGTCCGGTGTAGATCGCGTTCGTCGCCTGATAGATCGTTCCGACGTGGCCGTGGCTCACGTCGGCGTAGGTGACCACCGCCCACAGGTCCGGACGATCCCGTTTGAGGGCACGCAGCGCCCCGGCCTGGAACATCGACGTGAACCCGTGCGGAACATCAGGACGAACGGCGAGACGGTGGTGGTGCGCGACATGCCGCCAGTGCTCGGGTCCGAACACGCCCTTGCGGGTGTCGTGATGGCCGGGATCGAAGATCGACACCCCGACGAGTTGGTCGTCCTGGGTGATCCAC